TATTTTCGCAGGATATACGAAATATTCTGGAAATATTCCTCTTCTTGGGCTTCCTTGCTCAGTTTTTCCATTGCCACCACCTCCGCGTTTTTTTTGCCTGCTCTGGTTCTGCCGTGGTCTTTTTTGCCGTTCGCAAAAGATCAAAGATAACTGCACCGCCACACCCCTGAAGGAACTCGCCAACGACAACAAACCAATCTTCCTCCAGGTCACTTTTCGAGTCAAGATAAAGGATGCCAACCACGCAATCCTTTATAAGAATTGGAAAAGTAAAACACGTGTTGATCGAATTTTCTGTCAACGTTTTGTATTCGTCCCCCACGAAGGTCTGGATCCGAAGCGGCTTTTTTGAGCGCAGTGCCTCCTCGATTACCCTCTTACTTGCCCCCCTATTTTCTGAAAAAGCCCGGAGGACTCCCTTAAATTTTGTGCCTTGTCGTGCATACAGACAACAAAAATCTACTGCCTTTATTGCGCTCTGTATTTGCTCGATCAATGTTCGACAAAAGGCGTCCAGTGTTATGTCCTCTTCCCGGAGTTTTTTAAAAAATTTTGTTGAGAAATTGTAAATTTCTGCTTTTAGCCTGGCAGTCATCGCCTCTGGGGATTCCAAAATTGTTTTTGAAAAGAGTGCTTCTTCGCCTTGCCAAGACTCGTTATTATAATGCACAAAAAGACATCCTCCTGCGGGATACGTCCCAAGCGTGCCAAAAACCAATTCTAGCGAATTTCTAAGCAGATAGATCGTTCCCGGAATGATAGGTAAAAGTGCATCCTGCCGAAAGGGGTCCAGGTTGGCGAGGACCTTTTTGTCAGTGTAGGATTTCAGAAAAAATTTCCCATCCTCGATGAAAATTTCAAAACAGAGTGAGTCTGTGAACACCTCCTGGGGGAGGGGAACGTCACATGAATTAAAATATCCGACCGTGCATGGAAATTTTTTTAGATCGTATCGTCGATCTTCTTTAAATTTCTTGAACGAAACCGTTAAAAATGGGTTCATTTCCGCACTTCTGACCAGCCGATAGTTTTTTCTACACCGTCAATGATCTGTCTTAGCTTCTGTTTTTCCACGGGCCCTCCCCGTGACCAAAAAAAAATACTACCGAGATGGCTGTAATCAATATCGGAACAAACTCTGGAAGGTTCGCCAGCCCCCAGGAATACCCGGAGAACAGCAAAAACGGGACCGTAAGCCACGGCGCGACGATTCCCACAATCACGCGGGTTTTAAATTCTTTTAATTCTTCGTGGAAGTCCTCTAGCCGTTGCGTCGTAGACTTTTTCTCCCCCAGTTCGAGGGCTGTCGTTTTTCGCGCCTCTCGTTCTTCCTGCGTTAGTTTCTCCATGATTTTTTCTCCATTTTTCATTGTAAAAAACTCCCTCCGGGGTGGAGGGAGCATCACCATAAGCAGGGATTTGTTTGATAGGCAAACAAAACATTGAGGATCCAAGCACTTAGACAAGGAGTAGGCCAAGTTTTGACTGCATATATGCCTTGAGTAACCCTAAGCCGACGGTTTCAATTTTTTCGAGTACGGCAAGAATTTTTTCTTTTGCTTTATTTTCGGTAATTTTTATCGTCCCTGCCAACAAAAATTTTCTCGCATTGAGCAGGCACGCTAAGGATTCTTCGAGATATTTCTCTTTGTTTGTGCCTCGAAGAATCAGCACTTTTGCCTGGAGGATAGAAATTTTTAGGAGATCGTCTATAGTGTCCTGTGCGATTTCCTTAATATCTTCTTTCAGCCCTTTCATCACCTCGCCGAAAATTTCCTTGCCCCAGCGCCTCCGTGGCCCTTAGAAATTCATCTTCCATTTTCGCTCCTTATTCTTTCAACGAGTCCACGNAAATTTTTGTCGCCTTCCTGAACTGCTCGCATTCCTCCGAAATCGCCTCTTTCTCGATTTCTTGCAGGTCGCTGGCCTGTATAAATTTCTCGTACCTGGGGAGGTGACGATCCACGAAGGAGTCTGTAGCCATGATAAACTCCTTATCCGCAACACTCTGACAACCGCTTAACACAGCTATAATTATAATTAACACAGCTAATTTTTTCATAAATGTTTCTCCATTTTTTATTTCTTGTCCGTTTGTGAAACGCCGCGCACTACACGATCCCTCGCTCGCTCTTCAAGCCACATCCGGGCTTCTTGCAATTTTGTGATACATAGGGCGTTGTGTCGGGAGGGCATTACGCTATTGTAATGCTCCATCACCCCACATACCGCATCGATGAGGTGCGTAGAAAAACACCCCTCAACAGCGCCAGGCTCGCCTGGATGCCCTACCTGAAGCTGGCAGGTTAATTTGCCATCCTGGAAGGTAATTGCGGGATGCACCAGGGCAGCGCGACAGTCATTAAGTGCCCTTAGTTTTTCTTCCACGGAAATTTTTTTTCTTCTGGCATGATTTTCCTCGCTTTATTTTCTTGTAATTGCCAAGAACGGGGCTAGGCCATCTTCGAGCGTTTTTACTCTCGCTGCCAATTCTCCTTGTAATTTCTCCATCTCGATTTTTGCTTTTTTCCAACCCTCTGCCAATTGTTTTTTTGTGACTTCCCCTGCTGCAATTGATTTCTCCCCATATTCCTTCACCAATGCTTCCATCTCGCCGGTGAAAGTTTTCATGCAGCCTTCGACTTCTGCAATTCTGTCGTCGATTTCATCTAAATCTTGCCCCACTAGGAGCGTTTTGAATGTCTCTTTGAGAGAATTTAGATCATCAATTACTTCTACTTCTGGCATTGCGTTCTCCTTTTGTGTTTCTTTAATAATAACATTTTTTTCATTTATGTACAACACACTATTTTCATGCGCACATTTGGGACATACAATATAGGATGCGCCTGTCTTTGGACTTGGCAAGAGCGTCTTGCATCGTTCACAATAATTTTTTTCCATAACTCCTCCTTCTGGGGAGCAACTTTATAACCCTTGATTCGGTGGACATGTCGAAACACCACTAACCGTTGCGTAACAATTTACTCCGTATGTATTTGCCCAGACGTTCAACAAATACTGACCAGTCCAATTTCCATGGGCATCAAAATTCCGTGGATCTTCCATAAAAAACTCTAGCCAATAATAAGCAGGCCAATAAATTCCGTTTAATTCACCTGTTATCGAAAACCACTTTTCTGGCATAATCCACAAAAAATAATCCGGGAAATACATTACAGAAAATAGAAAATACCCTGTAAATCGCGACGATGGTTCAAAGAATTCAGATGCTCCCGGCCCATATTGGTAATGAAATTTCTGGTTATTCATATATCTAAAAACAACTGCATCATCAGCGCCGTTTTCAGAATACTCATCCCCCCCGGCGACCTCCCAAGCCCACCAACACCGACTATAGTAGTAATTATCCATCAAAGGGACTAAAGCAGGGTCATACTCAGGATATCCGAGAGTCCCAGCCAAATTGTGAAAACTTACGGTGATCGAGTCGCTGCAAGCACAGGCCGGGGCGGTCGAAGTAAATTCGAAGGTAAGAACCTTCCCGGCGGCATCGACTGAGCCGGTGGCTTTCATTTTGTAATTATTATATAGTACTGCGTTGTCCGTCAAATTCCAGGCTCCATCACCATGTCCTGGAAGATGCGAAACGAGATAGTCCCCGTGATTCTTTCCGGGATAGATCCGGCCTGCTTTTCGAGAGATTATTCCTCCATGAAAAAACGATGACGGTTCTGCAAAAGCATTTGTTTTGTCTTCCCCGGAAGGCGTTACCGTCCCATTTTCGTCTATGTCTGCGACTTTTCCCGTCCCGTCTCCGGTATCCGATATAAATGACATGCTGCTGGTCGTGGGAACTAAATACCGTTTGCCCTCTTTATCGGTAGAGAAAATTACATAGTCATCCACTTTTGCAGTACTTGTCGCATCAGGTAGAGCTTGGACATCAGTATATATTTGTGAAAGATCACCTGCAATTGTAATTTCCTGAATTTCGTATTTTTCCTCTGTCACCGACAGAATTTTTCCTACGCGCATTCACGTGGAGCCCGCAATCAGATAGTACATCTTAGACAACCGTTCAAGCTGACTTATTTTCTCACCCGCTTTTTTTAATTCCTGCTCAAATTTTTTCATACGCTCGTGACCGTAAGACTTACCAATGCCCCGCTTCCGTCTACGCGGGCCGTGACCTGAATCGTATCCCCATCGTGAAAGATTACCTCAGCACTCTCTATCGTTGATGCTTCGTCGCCGTTGCCCGGGTAACGATACCAAATAAAAATATTCTTCGCCTGTTGATTTTAGCTTTTTCAGTCCAGGATAAACCCGATTCAGCGCGGTTGGCGGGACACTATTATGAAAAAAAGAAACCGGTTCAGCTACCTGGATGTCAAGCGTTTCGCTCCCCTCCGGGGTTGTTATTGTTCCGGTTTGGTCGATTGATACCTCTTTGCCTGTGCCATTTCCGAGGTCTTGAATCCAGAGAAAACCATCGCCCTGGGGGAAAATATATCGTGCTCCATTTCTATCTATCCCCATCATTGCACTTGTATTTGCTTTGACGGCCCCTCCCCCAAGAACGTGGACGTTTGTATATGTCTCCTCTCGATCTCCATCTACATCTTGGCCGATTGTTTCATATACGGTTTCCGATTCCACTTCTGAGGATTCACCAACCTTTATGGGAATTACCGGAGGACAACTCGAAACTGAAGCGNTTTGCTTGGCAAGTTTTCGCTCAAGATCTCGTATTTGCCCCTTCAATCTATTAAGTTCCTGCCAGGACTCCATTATGCCTCCGCAAGTCTGTAATCTTCGACCACTATTTCAGTGGTCTGCTCAATAAAATTAAAGACTACCTCTATTATCTGCGCCAGAAAAAATATATCTCTTCCCTTTATTCCCCCAATAATGTCACCCGGCTCATAGCCTAGCGCAATCCACGGTATAGAAAAAGACCCGGAAACACGAGGATTCTTGTTTTCCTCCCCTTTCGCCAAAACATAGGCATTGTGTGCCGCAAGCACGTCTACTTCCTTCATTACATCTGTATTGTCCGTGGAATATTCCTCGACCACTACTGGCAATTTTCGCTCTACTTTGTCATTTCCTCCAGAGATAATACCAACCATATACCCGCTCTGTGTGGCGGGATTTGAAGCGGCAATATAAATTGCATTGTCCTCCTGAATTACGGCTTTCATGGTGATGGTTGCCGCAAAAATGGGAGACGAATTTAAATCAGATTTTTCCACAAATACTGGGGGCTCTAAATTCCCCTCGAGATAGAATCCTGCCTGGTCTTCCAGGAGTCTCACAGTCAATTCGGCTTTTACAGATGTATCCGTGAGCGAGGTATTCGAGACAATAAGATCCGGAGGCGTGTCCTGGCTTATAAGGCTTGCCTCTAAAACACGTCGTCGCTCCGCGTAATTACTATGTCCAAAGACAGAGGAAAGGTCATAAACTTCCTCGCCACTTTCGTCATCAAATTCACGCAAGATCCATAATCTTCCTATATCTTTATACGTATCCCAGCTTGTACTTGTTGATTGCTTTATCTCTTGCCGGATCGTTTCTATCTCTTGTGCCAGGAGCGTCGTTTCCACATCGGTATCCCAGCCAGGCACGAAAACCAAATCATCCTCGAAACGTTTTCTATCCCCATAGCCGTGCACCTCATTATAGTTTTCCGAAAAATCTTCGTGTATCCGTCCCGCATTTGTGATATTGCTTGATGCCGAAACAGTTGTTCCGGCAGTATTTAATTTTAAATATTTTTTTGTGGTATCGGCGGCAGCTCCAGAAACGAAAGCACGCAATTCAGATTTTGACGTCGAAATTGGGCGACACCACCAACGGAGGCCACCCTTTTTCATAATCGTGTCGAATGCCTCTGTGAGATTTAACGCATCTACATTTACGTCATATGGCGTGTCACTCCCAATCGAACCCACGCCATGAGAGGATAGACTCAATATGCTACCGACAACATCGTCGCCGTATTCCCCTTTCCCGACTTTCCAGCAATAATAGAGCATGTCGTTGACAGAGAATGGCGTTGAATTAGTTGAGGAAAATGGATCTACAGAAAACGGACGCCCCATGCTTGTTTTTGAGGTGGCCCCATTCCCTGGGGCAATATGGGCACGATCAATTTTTTCATTGAAAATACACGGGATGCCGGTGAAAACATCATATCCGCCGCTACTTTTCGCCATATAACGGCCTTTTACGTAGGCTCCTCCCATTTTCCAACGTGGTCCCATACACACGACAGAGACGGATTCATCTTCGGGCGAAAATTCCATATATCGACCAGTAATCCAGCCGTGAAAAATAACTTTTGATGCGTAATTCCTAACTGCTTTTACCCATACCGCACGCCCCGCATTATATTGCCTAAATTCTTCTATGCGTTTATTTGGGATAAGGATCTCAGCAACATTCGCCTGGTCATCTATCCTCCATGTCACAGACCGACAGAGCCCTCCCTGAAGATTTGTAAGTGCCTTACTTACCGCTGTACTCGTCGATATTGTTGCCGAAGCCATAATTATTCCTCGAAACGAACGGCTGTGCCTGCCAAATCCGCTATATCGTTTGGTTCGGTCGAATCCGCCACCGCAGACACTTCACTCGTTGCATCACTTTCGCGATCAGCAGAATTGGCTGTTTTGGCTGNCCACAGGTATGTATTGCCGTCCACGAGAACACTTGATGTCGCCGTAAGAGCAAAAATCGCCAATTCTCCGGTGGTGTGGTCCGTTATTGCTGCGCTTGCGTCTGCCGTGTTATAATCGATTGCTCCTCCTGCTCCATCATTTTTATAGAAATATACGGTTACCCCCTTCGTTAATTCCTCGAAGGCGTTATAGTTACAGCGAAGGGTAAACGTGCCACCTGCCGCTGGCATAACTGTAAATGCTTCCGGGATATTTGGGGGCTCTGTAAGTAGCTCCACGGTTACGCCGGCGAGTTCGAACTCAATATATACGTCAATATTGTCTTCTTCGTTCGATCCATCATAAGCACGGATCCCAAGCTTATATTCTCCAGCGCCCGGAAGATTAATATCGAAAGTAGAATCTTCCGGGTCCACAGTGTCAATTATCGTATCATAGTCGATTTCGCCACTACCACCATTGTGGTAGACTCGATAATTCGTCAAGCCAGCCGTGGGTGATTGAGTAAATGAGAAGCTTGCATCTCCCGTTCCGCTGTCATACCCAGTGATTTCCAGATCGCTTGGCGGCTCGGGGTAAGTCGCAATTACCACAGAAACACTGCTAGATGATTCGTTTCTATTACCCGCTGTATCGACCGCATCCACCCGAAAATAATAGGTCCCATTGTCGAGTTCGCTCGTCACATATTGCGTGTCATTCCCGGTAGTACTATCCAGATACGTATCTATATCACCCCCCTCCCCCTCATCCCAATAAATATCATAATGGTCGATGTCGCTTGAATCACTGGCCGTCCAAGTCAATTTTGCCCTGCATCCGGGAATGGAATCAAAATATTTTTCCATGTCCTCATCCAGATTCCCCGGACCAGAAATGAAAACCTGGCAATAATGGCGTCCTTCCTCCTGAAATTGAGCCATCGTGCTTAATTCCGCCGTAATATCGTGCGATTTCCCATCAATACTTAGGTTGTATAGGGCATCTGGAAGAAATTCATCCCATTCGATGATTGCCACGGGAGGCGTATTGTTAAAATTTCGCATTTTTACGTTTTCCGCTTCATGTACGTCCCCCCAATAATTTCCCCATTGACGACCCCATTTCATTATTATATCCTCCTCTTTCTCTTGATTTCCAGATAGGTATAATCTGCGGTGTCGGTTACCGTTGTCGTTCCGCCAGTCGTGTGGTAATATTCAGCTAGGACATCGAGAGCCTCTATTGCAGCTTTTTTTTCGCTATATTGTGAAAAAAGTGTTACGCTTGCTCCGGCGTCGTCTTCTTCTGTAGTAGATTTTGTCACAGCATTAATTGAAATTCTTTGCGAAACGTCGTCTACGGCAGACTTTGACTGCTTAGATTGGAGATTGATTTCAAGGACCATTCCAGGAAGAAAAACTACTTCCTGACAATCGAACATGGTGGACCATTGACTCGATCCGCCAGCATCCGAAATGGGGGCCCCGAGTGTTATTCTATCAATATTTTCTTGATTAATTCCCGCAACATTATAATCGTTTGCTATTTCTTTTGATCCGTCAAGATATACCGCACCAACCCATCGCCAATGTGCAGCTGCTCCGCTCGTTCCGAGATAGCCATTTGCATTTGGAGCCGTGAGGGAAACTCGTAATTTTCCACGAAGACCAGAGGCGATGGTTATATCATTGTTGGCTTGATAGGCATGATGGATAGTGGACGCAGTAGGAGTACTTCCCGAATCTGTTCCGTCTGCCGCTATCGTATTGTCTGCCGATCCTCCTACAGTACAATCTATTGCGGTCGAAACATCTATTTCCTCTCCATTGACGGTTACATGTCTGGGGGTATAGCTTTTCCCTTCTAGTCGAAGCGTCGTCGTGGCTTGTTTGGATAATTCTGCATAGAAATCCCCCTCGCCATGCCCGGAAAGCATTGTAAGATCGACAAGTCCGTCGGCGTTGAGCTTTATTGGTTTCCCCGCGTCGCCTGCGCCTGCGCTTGTGTTCAAGTGCTCGGATTCCGTGAAATACCTGGTATCTAGCTNTTCCGGCGTCTAGCTCGGTCTCTGTATAATAGCGATTATCAAGTTGTCCGGCATCTAGCTCGGTCTCTGTATAAAAATTATCCTCTGTCCATTTTTTTGTAGAGGCGTGTTGGGCAGCGGAAGGATCTGCGAGGTTTGTTATATTATTGTTGCCCAGATCGACATTTCCGGAAAACGCCCTTGTTCCGTCTGCCTTCGTATAAACTGTATGATCGTCATCTCCAAGCCCGAACAGGCTCCCATGATCTATTCCGCTCGCACCAATCATGGTAGAGTCAACCAATCCCGAAGCATCAAGCTTTATTGGTTTTCCGGCGTCTCCGGCCCCCGCACTCGTATTAATATGCTCGCTTTCTGTAAAATATCTATTGTCTAACTGTCCTGCATCCAGCTCTGTCTCCGTGTAATATCTATTATCGAGTTGTCCTGCATCCAGCTCTGTCTCGGTATAATATCTATTATCTAACTGACCCGCGTCTAACTCTGTCTCCGTGTAATATCTATTATCGAGTTGTCCTGCATCCAGCTCTGTCTCCGTGTAATATCTATTATCGAGTTGTCCTGCATCCAGCTCTGTCTCCGTGTAATATCTATCGTCCCTGTTTTCCCCTACAATCCGTAATGCCGGATCACGCTCATCCGTGAATGTTTCCGATCCCCCTGAATCGTCCCATCGTGCAATTTTTATATAGGGCTCGGAGGGCCATGCCCCCGAATTTTTTCCCCAGGCATTGGTTACGGGATTGACATATATATAATTATCTGCTCCATCCGTGAGAGCCTGATCTGTTACCGCTGCGAAAGTTTTTGCCGTTCCCTGGTATGTATAATCGAAACCGGCCACGTCACAGGTTGGACTTGCGCCAGTTGCGTTCGTTCCTGCCGGAACACCTCTACCATCTGCGCCAATGGCAGCAGTCATAGCTTCTATTTCTGCGCTCCAAAGATTGGCATCCCTGGCTTCCGCAAGAGTATCATCCTCCGTAACGGCGTCATAAGTTTCATCTTGCTCCGTGAAGTCTGGAAGAGAATCAGGAAAGCTACTCGTTACACTACCTTTTGTCTTCTGAAAAGTACTCATTTCAAACCAACTTCTTAAATTCTATATTATATTCGCATCCAATATTTCCATCTGTTGTTTTATAGAAATTTCCACAACCAGATCCGTTTTTCGACCTTGGCAATTCGTAAAACTCGTTCCATGAATAACAAGTGTTCCTGTCGATCCATCCTGCCACCCCTCAATTATTTCTGGGTTGAACGTGACCTCCGAAATGTCCGTGATTCGGCCTTTTATTTGAAAATTTCTTCCTCTTTCGCCCATCTCCTGAACCGTAATCCCATTTACTCCCGGAAAGACTATTTCTTTCTTGGCCCTCTGTGTTATTCCTCTGGTATGCCAGGCATAAGTAAGCGTTACTCCTCTATACGTTATACTCACTGTGCTACCACAACCTCTCTGTTGCCTGCTTTATCTACCGTAGAGCCTTTTGAGGCAATTTGTTTATTACGGTTTTGTTGGCGGTAGTTTACGTTTACCGAGTGGTCGTTTACTACTTGATTTACCGCTTCTCTTTGTTTTTCTGTTGGGATTCTGTTTGCAGATTGTACGACCGCCGCTCCTTTTTTTCCGGTGTTCTCTGGTGTCAATCCTCGATCTCTCTGGAAATCTTTCGCGGATTTTCTTAATTCGCGAGAGAAGTCTGACATGGCGGCTATTGCTTCTACTGCAGAACGAAAACCCTCGGAAGAAAGAGCCGCCATGTCCCTGAAAAGATCACTCGTTTTCGCCTTTAACTCGTCTGCATAAGCCGCCATACCGATATTCCCCTCGCGTCTCCACTTGGCGGCATCGATAAGGTTTTCCCCAACATCCCCCCATCCAGGAATAAGCTTTAACATCTGCCCCATTTTTTCTTGGATGTTTGCGACTATCCGTGAGAAGAAAAGCCCGACATTTTTTGCAATATCGATAATGATTCCGGCCATCCCTCCAGCCCCCTTGAATAATAATTTTACGGCGAGCGAACCAAGCTCAGTAACTATTTTTGGGCCATTGTCGGCCAGCATCACGAGGAATTCAGAAGCCCCATACAGAGCAGCACTCGCCGCAAAATCCATAGCTTTTGGTAGAGTATCAGAAAAGGCAGTTTCGAGATTCTGTCCAATTTGGGAAGGATCGAAGATTGTAAACCCAGCATTTTTGAGAGTATCAAAATTGAGGTTTTCGACATATTTCCCGACGATACCAATAGCGTCGGCAAGCCGCCCCGCCTTATCTTCGAGCCCGAACATTTTATTTATCGCATCACCGATATTGACAGAAAGAAGTCCTGTCGCGGCAGCAACTTGTTTCATGCGGAAGCCAAGCCCAGTTTGGCGTAATGCGCTTTGTCTTGCTCCTTCTCCTGCCCTTCCAAGTGCTCTTTGATACTCTTTCAAAACCTCAACACCTGTCTTTCCTTCTTTTTTTATTTTCAGCAATGCCTGAATCACTGGCATTGCTCGAATACCGAAGATTGCTATGGCCTGGGCGTTGGTCATTCCGGCCTTCGTAAGCTTATCTAGTACGCCGACGAAACCAAATGATTCGACAGAAACATCTTGCGTGGAAAGCCCCATTTCCTTTAATGCTGCCGCCGCCGCCCTCGTCGGCTTTAGAAGCTTAAGAAAACCTGTCCTTATCTGCGTTCCTGCGATACCTGCATCTATCCCCTGATTTGTTAGGGCCATAAGGAGAGGCAATACGTCCTCAAGGGGGCGCTTGAATGTCTTAGCGGCAAGTCCAGCATATTGGGAAGCAACGGCGAATTTTTCGTATATTGAGAGAAGAATTCGTATAAGCGTTGGTCAAGAGATCGACAACATGCGCAGAGTCTTTCGCTGTCAAATTGAAAGTTTTTATCGTTGAGAGGACGACCTCTGCTGCCCTGTTTAGGTCTGTGTCTAGAGAAACCGCTGCGTTAACGATGGATGGCATGAGATCCCGAAAAGCCTGTGGGCCTTTTACCCCCAGCGTGCCGAGGTTAAAGACTGCCTTTTCAATATCCTCTACCGTAAACTGAGTTTCAAACCCGAGTTTTTTTACCAGCTCCGTCAATTCCGCCATTTCTGGCTTTGTGGATTGCGTTACCGCCTCTATTTTTTTTAGTCCCTCCTCGAAGGAAGCAAAATCGGTAGTAGCGGACTTTACCCCCTGAAATGCGCGAAAAGCAGCATTGACCCCCAGCATGTTTGTTTGCAGCGTAGCAAGGCGAGCAGACATAGAAACAAGACCGCCAAGGCTACTTTTTATTGTGTTTCGAAAAGACAGAACACTCCCTTGTGCGCCCTGGACGGCACTCCGGAAGCTTCTATTGTTTCCTCTTAGATCAAAAGTTACACCACGAGGCATTATTTTTTCTTCCTATGGTCTACTGCCCAGCCTGCCCCAGCAAGCCTTTCGAATTGTTCTGCTGATCTAACCGAGCCGAAGGGTGTTTTGCTTTTTGGATCGTAGCTTAAGCTCGATGATAATTCTTCTTGTTCTTCAAGGACAAAAATATTCGGGTAGAATTCCTGGATGGGACATACGCGAGGGGGAAACGATTTTAGCGCACAGAAAACAAGATCAACGCATTCCGAAATATCCAGGTTTTCTACTGTGACCCCCAGAGAGCGCGCAGCCGCAACAAGCCACCGCACGAACAATCCAGGGGTTATATCTGCTTTTTGGATATATCTTCTTTTTTTTTGCCGTCGTTTTCTTCGTTTTCTTCTTCTTTTCTCTGTTCTATGAGATCAACAAGACGGGTCTGTCCAAGAAAAGCGTTCGTGAACTGCGGAATGTGGCCCACATGAACAAGCTCATGGCGATCAAATTGTGCTTTTGTGATCGAATAGTTTTGCCGAAGCATATTATAGAGCAGGTCTGCCCCACATTCTAAAAGGTCGGTATATTTAGCCTCTCCCCTTTTTATACGATCTTCGAGTTCCCCGTAGACCTCTAGCTTTTCGAGCATGCGTTTTCTAGACGCCCCGAGAGAAAGTGGCGATACACACCACTTTTGGTTGTCCTGGAGCTTTATCCAGGCTCCGTCCAGCCATTCTCGCTTTCTTAACGCTTCCTCGTCCAACTTCTCCGTGATTTTTTCCTCATCTTCTTCCTGAATTGGAGGTAATTCTGCTATTTTTTCCACGTCTTTCATCTCTCACCTTTTTTATTTTAAATTTATGATAGCGCAACGGGACTTGTGCTCCCGTTGCTCGAATAAGCAGACAATTCGAATCTTCGCTCTGTTCTCCCCCCATGGTTAAGTGTTATCTCTACCGAGGTTAGTACGCAATTCGATATTGTAACGGTTACATTGCTCCCCCCATCGGCGGACGGCGCGACAAAGGAACAGGTCCCCGTGTCGCCTACATTTTTTTCGAAATTCGTAGTTCCCGCATCATGGGTCGTGTTTTGGATCTCGGCCCCAAGCGTAGCATCACCAACCCCCCGCCAATTCATCGAAACCGAAGAAAGCTCCTTGTGTTTCGATGAGGTATTTATTCCCGTGAGCGTCATTGCCTCCATGAGAAATCTTTCCCATGACGTCGAATCAGCAAGTCCACTCGTGGCTGAGCCTTCCAGCGTTTCCACTACGAGATCTCCGAGATCTCCAAGGGCGAATACCCCAAGAGCTTTCTTTAGATCCCTGAATTCCGCGTCGGCTTCGAGAACTCTGCCGGTAATTCCCATATAGGTTTTCCAGGTTTCGTCTTCTGCGGAATCTTCTATTAGATCACCACTTTCTCGAAGGGTTAGACGTTGAATCGCATTCAGTTCGTATTGTAAATATTGGGTTCCAGTGCCTTCCGTTGTTAGATCGATGGCACTTCCTCCACTCGTCGCGGCTATTTTTAGCGTATCAGTTGTTGTGTCGCGGGCGTAATAGGTGGTATTTGCGGAGATTCCGCTAGGCAATGCTGACGACGTATAGAACCTAACCTTGTCGGTGTCGCTTAATCCATGTGCGGTACAAGTAATTACGTCTGTCGTAGTATTAACAGTAAAAACTTTCCCCCCGAAAAATGGATTTTTTATATCCCTCTTGTGCAAAGGGTCCATAACCGAAATCGAGATTGTTACTCGCCTACCGGTTACGTCTATTCGCTGCAAACTGTCATCGTCATCACCGGAATTCTCGAAATTGTCCGAGGCAGGCGTGACCGCGACCTCGGCAACGCCTGTGATACTATTTCCCAGCAGGGAAACGGTGTTTAAATCTCTCCATCGTGGCATTTTTTAAAATCCTGTCTCTGCAAAAATTGAGGTAAATCTTATTATTGCCGTCTCCACTGGCGGCTTTCCGAAGTCTGCAAGATCAATAATTTTATCGAAATCCAAATCAACACGAGGGCCAATATCGGCAACATAATCCGTTCCGTCTAATCCGGGAATTGTTGGATTTTCCATTATGATCTGTTTTATCGTCATCGCAACTCGAAGCGTTTCATCCTGGATTTCTTCTCTACGTGATTCCTTTGCGTAGTATTGTAATTTCCATGATATTTCGCCATCGCTTCCAGAGTCCTGTGGTGCGTCATCGAAATACGTTTTTTCGATTATCACAGCAATAGATGGTGTACTTTCGACTCTCCACGGGTCACCTTTATAAATTTTTCGAAACGGAGCATCTGTTAGGTCGCGGTATAGCGCATCAGTGTTATATTTCCTATCAAGCAGGTCAATTAGTGCATCCCGAATTGTTACGAGATCAATTATTCGTTTTCCGCTTGTGGCGTTTGGGTGCATTATCTACGCTCCATTTCTCTGCGAATTTCGAAGAACATGCCAACCATGCGCGTTTCTATTTCTTTCCATCCTTTTTCCGAGATGAAAGGTGGACTTCCCTCTTTTGTCATTTTCCTTGGTGGTAGTTTCCCACCACCCTTTTGGTGTAATTCAAAGAGATTGTGGCCTGTTTTCGTCTTGAGAACACTCATCATGATTATTCCACGAGAAGAAATCTTAATAACAATATTCGCCGACGTTTTCGAAGTGAGCGACGCACGAAGCCATCCACGCCGTACAAGAATGGGGCGCTTAGGCTTATATCCTTTTCTTCTCCTGTCTTCCTGTGTTGCAGGCGCTAATTGCTTCCAGGGCGTTCCGAATTCCGCTCCCGCTGTTCCAAATTGACGAAGCATATATTTCAAGGCAATATCCGCAGAATCACCTAGTGTCTTTCCCCATTTTCCGGGAAAAGACTTGTCTGCCTCTTTTAGTGCAGCCAGGAGATTGTCTATATCGCCATATGTTCTGGGACCTATTGAAAAAAAAGTCATGCCAATTTCCTTAGAAAATTCATTCTAAATTGGCCAGGAACAACGATGGAATCGTCGCTTTCCGTGACCTCGATTTCGGCGATGAATTCACCATAGCAATCGGTGTTCACATCGGTTAGGGCGAATGAAACAATACCATTAGCGGCATCGGTAATGGTTCCCGTAATTTCGAATTGAGCCGTCCTGGAATAATCCGACAAACCAGAAGCCAGGTCAACCACACTTGCCATTGTCGGAAGGCGATAGGCATATAGTTTTACTGTTGCCCCTGTTAGATTTAGGCCCGTTCCTAGAAATTTACTGGATTTCGAGCCGATACTATAACCGAAATCATCCTGACCCAGCGTGAGCGTGAGCGTGTAATCACAGCCACCAAACAAAGATGGAAACGATTTTGCTTTCTTGTAGGTTTCGAAACTCCAATCCCAACTCATAATAGTATATCCAATTCATCTTCGTCTGTATTTTCGTCTATATCTCTTGAATCTCCTGGAAAATCAGGATGGAAAGAGTCATCGCTCATTTTTAGCCCAAGACTACCTTCCTTGATTTCCCTCAAAAGCTCATCCGCTTCTTTTCTAAGTGCGTCACCGATATCGCTTTCCTTGGGGGCATCGGCATTAAAGACATACTTGTGCACGCGACTACTCGCCACCATGTCGGCTATCTGGCTAATTAATTCGGGGATATTCGGAGAATCAAAAGTTGTCCCGAGCTTCCCCTCGATATAATAATCAGCAAACGTTTGTGCCGCCGTTATTTCGTCAGGTCGGATGTCGCGGTTTGCCTCGACTTCTATATTCTTCAGGTAGCGCGATTTTTGACGCAGAGTAATAAGGCTTGGCATTATAATCACTCAGTTTCGAAAACATTAAGAATACTAAAATTAAACAGTACACGGTCGGTTATATCTCCTTCTGCACCGCTTTCACGTATATCGAGCTCGCCGATGCATTCTTTGCCGCCCATTGCTGCGAGTACACTTGCCGCAATCGTTGCCTGGCAGATCCCGTTATCACCATCAGTAATCGTGCATGCCGTTTTCGCGATTACCTCTGTTCCGTCCTGGTCCTTGGCTGTAAAAGAAATATCCTGGGTCGCCAACGTCTTGACGGTCGAATAATCTTCCGCCGTCCGCACTGTAAAAGAGAGCACTGTTTCTGTGCTTTCATACAGAGGAGTGGCAACCTCAATCGGTCGCGTTCTTCCTAACCAGGCATCGAAATCGATTTGCATTTTCTTACCAGACTTCTACGAATTTGGGGTGATTTTCTAGCCGTTTGGCTACGTCGTCGGTGACCATGAGTATATTCTCGTTATCCTCAAGTTTTTTTTCCGGGAAATCTTTTTCACCCACGAAATTTTTCTGAAAAAACGAGTAGATCACTTCATCCATATTGGCAATTCGGAAACTTTGCCCTTCTACACCCACGACATGTTTTTTTGATCGGGGGATTCTTCTCAGACGAAACTTCCTCTTGTTCGGGCCCGCTTTTTTCTTGTTCAGCGGGATGAAAATCCGCTCCTCATCCTCCTGACCCGGCTTTTGCTTTTTTAAAGCTTCCAGATCGGCAAGGAGTTTGTTATACATCGAAACGGGGACGGTGTCTTCCTGTGTCTTTTCCTCTTCTTGGAGTTCACTCTCTACTTGTTTTTCTTCCTGCATTGTATTTTCCTCTCCCGCTATGGGTGGTGGCGGTATTGCCCGCCCTTTTTTTTTGCCCATATCTTTGTTCCTTTTTTTGTGGGGATGATTTTTTTCATCCCCTAATCTTAGCTTACTACGATCCCCTCGCCGATAGCAGCCCCCTCGGGCTGTTCAAATTTGGCATCTAGGGCGATGCGCAATACAAAAATTGCCTCCGAGGTGGTCACGTCTTTGTCTGCGTCCATATATATCTGCTCCCACATTCCCAAAATCATGTTTCGAGGATCCGTGAGAAGAATCTGTCCCTCATTCGTGCCCGTGCCAAGATTCACCGGCATTGTTCCCGACGTAATTATGGGAACTCTATAAGCACGCATGGCGGGCGTCCCCTCTTTTTCTGCGAGAAGTCCATCACCGAAGGTAGTTACCCTGTCCGCCATTTCATCCATCCACTCAAGCTCAATATCTGTGGGAACGATCCACTTTAGTCTAACTTTCTTGGATTTCCTATATTGCTTTGGGAGCGCAAGATAGGTCTGCTTGAATGCAGTTTTGTTGACAGATGCAGAGGAATGCGCATAAACGTTATTGTCCGAGGCAGTTTCCAGCCAACCATCAAATTCATCCAGGTCCCCATCCGAGGAATCTGTGTCCGACAGCATGGCAAACTCTTCGCAGTCTAAGGCAGCCTGTTCCGCCGCAAGCGAAAGTACAAGATTTTCAAACGCGCTGCCACGAATGGCCATGCCTCTAGATGCCAGACGCATCACGTTTTGAAGCAGCGTTTCGTAATTGATTCGAATCTCCGCCTTGAACGTTTTTGCTGACATCTGTATTTTACTCGTTGTTGGCTTGGAACGACTCCCTGAAGCCAACGCACTGCCCTCTGTTGCAGTATGGAAAATCCGAGAAGCAAACGTAATTCTGTCGATTCTCTGATTAATCGAGGCCAATGGAACCATGCGGCATTCGGAGATTACGGTGGGTTCGTCCTTTATAAGAGCGAAGAGATAAGCTGATTGTGCTTCAAGAAGAAGCCCTCCTGACGCCAAATCTGAGGTGCTCATGGCTCCAGTAGTTTTTCGAATCATTCCATCGATTGTCTGGTGCAGCTTTCGCATAGTGGGAATATTCGAGATGTAGCCATTTGTGGTGAGATACGGCCACTGTCCTTGTGTGTTGCAGGGATGGTTTTTGTTAATGCCAGAAATTTGTCCCTTTTGGCGATAGTGGGAATATACAGGTAGTTTTTCGATTATTCCGCCATCACCAGGCATCCTGGTGCGGGACTCTTTCCAGCTTCTTCCCCTGACCTGGGGGATGCTCGCTTGCCCATATGCACGATTGCTTTTCCATGTTGGCATATGCGGTTGTCTCATTAATGCGTGTGTCATCTTTTTCTTCCTCCCATATGTTTCAGAACAGCGTCTTTGTCCGCATGCGTGAATTCGAACGAATTCCAATTCACCTGCATCTGTTCGGGGTCTGGAGGGTCTTGATTCTCGTTTTCTGGAAAATACACGTCATTCGTGCTTTTCCTCACGTCCGCACACCGCCCATTGATCTGTTCAATCTGGCTATCAATCTGGGCAAGCATTTGCTCTCCTTCCTGCATTGTCGTTACTATTTTTTCCGCATCAGAATGAAGGGCAGCAAGAACGTCGTCAGGAGACGATTGTAAGGAGTCACTCTTCGTTATAGGGCTCGGAGTCTCTCCAGGATTGGATTTTCCCACAGCAAACATGCTCGTGGCAAAACTTCCATAATCGCCATTTTTAACGGCATCGATTATCTTTATGGATGTCCATCCGACGTCGTTGAAATTTGTAATCTTGGCATTCACGGCTTTGTGTAATTGCTCGATTGCGTCGAACGCTTTCTTTACATCTACCCCCAAATTCGCAAGCTCGAAAAGCTTAGCTGGGGGGAGATCCTGAAATTTCATCACAATCTCAGAAATATTTTTATGGATTTCCGCCATATTTTTGTGGGGGTCCATTTGATTTTTCTCCTTTTTTTCTACAACTGTGCAGGCTTCCAATTCCTGCGATTGTTTTTCGATAGGCTTTTCAGCCTGCTCGGTTGATTGCCCGACCACGAAATTGACAAGCCTTTTTAGGATGCCAACGTCCTCGCCGGTAAGTGATTCTTTCGTTTTCCCTATTTTATCTAAATTCAATGCGCCATTTCTTCTTTTCCCGAATCCGCCCACACTTACGCCAGATATTTCGCCTTTTTCTACCTTTTTTCCAGAGATTTTCATCATTCACCTGGATACCGTTCCACCAGCCACCGCCTACGCCATGCACGCCGTTCCTGTCGAAGTAATTTTCGATGGGCCATGCATAATCCTTATTAAAAACCTCGTGTTCGTAACCGGTACCACTCCCTTGTTGTCTTCCGAGAGCCATGTTTTTCAGAAAACGATGGCAGGCTTTTTCTATTTCGTTTTCGGTTATCCATTCACTTTGGTGGTCAGGGATATGGGGCACCATCGCGTAAGAAAAAACTTGTCTTTTTGCTACATCCACTTTCGCGATTGGTATCCATGCCTCAAAATTTTGCTCGACATTGGATTTCATCACCCTGAATTTTGCCATTTCCCCCACTGCCGGGGAACCGGTAAGTGTAATCTCTGTAATATCGAGGTCATAGATTTCGGTTAGTTCGTCGGCCTTCAAAAGTGCAATTTTTTCGAGAGAATTTTTCTGAATAGCCTTCATAATCTCCGGCTTCAGCAATCCGATTCGAAGAAAAATGCCATCCATAAGCATCACATCACGAAGAGAAGACGAGACAAAATCGCCAACCGGGCGA